TTCGCATTCTGGAGTTGAATTGCCGATGATAGAAGAGTATAGCCTTAGCATTTCAAGGAGAGTTTGGTTTTCGAACACCATCCTTGGTTATTGTATATATTTTTTTAAGAATCGTAAATTTTACGCACTACCTCCCTTTAATCAGCGTGTCTTTTATGAAGAATCGTCTTATCAACGTCACTTATTACGAGCTTACCGTTGTCTACACGACCGGCGATAAGTTCGTTCCGCATTATCATAGTATCAACGTCCCCATCAAGTTTGTCTAAATTACAATCAAAACAGCAAGGGACGACGTTATCGGATACGTATCCCAGCGACGGTATCTGACGATCTATTCCAAACCACGTGATAGGAGTCCGATGACAATACATACAATCACCCTTTACTAACCCATCAAAGCACATCTTTGTAAGTTCAAACGGGACTCCTTTTTTTTCGGCACGTTTTTCGTAAGAATACATACTCGGCTTGCTTTTATAAACAAACCAAATATCAGTATCATCATCTACATATTTACCACGAGTTCTATAGTATGATTTTCTGATGAAAGTATTATAGTTTGTCGATATGATGATGTTTTCGTATCGACAAACTATAATTTCAATGTCAAACTACTTAATGCCTACCCTTTATCAATTTGACACCATTCGAGTCTTCCTCATCGGAATCGTCATTCCTCGCGCGGTCTTTAGAGAATTTCCAAAAGCATCTCGCACCCATCTTAAAGTCATCTCTCATCTTCGCTTTCCAATGAAAAACACAATCGGTAGGGTCGTTGCTCAGTTTCGTATTATCTAAAACCAGGACGCCGTAATTTTCCGTACATGCGTTCAATACTTTGTTGAAATCTTCGTAGGTCTCGAAGCAACCAAAAAACATATCGTATAAACGCCGGCGATTCGCTTGAATTGCTTCACGGCATACCAGAAGGACGTCGATGTTCGCACGGATTGCAGGAGGTCCAAGATCTGCAACATACTGACTCGAAAAAATCAGGAAAATGTTCAAGTGCCTCCCGTTCATAAAAATATACCGCAGCACTGGTTTCTTCATAATGGAATTGTCGTATGCAAGATCATCAAGAACTACGAAGACACGCTGCATATTCCCCTTCTTAGAGGCCTTCTTCTGTCGCTCTAATAATTTCTCGAGTGCAGGACCGTCAAAATCCTCATACACGAAAATTTCTGGAATGAATTTTCCGAAGTATCCATTCCCCGCCTCTGTTCCACTCATCACCACTCCGAACGGAAGAACATTTCTTTTGGAGTACAACAAATCTTTGATGATAATGGATTTTCCACTTCCTCTCCTTCCTACAACTCCGACGATTGCCCCTGGTGATATTGTGGACACGTCAAACTCGCGAATATTGAAACTCATATATATCTGTATTTTGATTACTTTTTATTTAGAGAAATTTTACATAGTTTATTTATCAGCAAACAGAGCTATTAATTTTCTAGTAAGGACACTTTGCTCGAAAAAGTTTTCCTCCATCATGCCGACGTACATTTCATATTCATCAAAATAATCGTCATCCTCTTCATCCAGCGACATGATATACTCCTGAAGTTCCTTGTATTGCCTCTCAAGTTTCATGAACTTCTTCTTGGTCTCGCATATCGTGAACTCCTTTCGTCTCTTTATCTGCTCCTCCAAGGCTTCGCCAGAGTATAGCACCCTTTCGTCTTTCCAGGGGAACATCAATTTCTTGGTTCCCTCCACGCGTGGGATCGTGAAAACGTCATTTATTTCGCTGAAGCTCACACGTTTTGCGTTCATTTTTATTTATTAACGAACAAATAAAAACGAGCTACTTATACACACGACGACCCCGTGGTCAAACGATACTCACCTGCTGTACGTGATCTTTTCTCCTACTTTCTGTTCAGTCAGCTTCAACGCATCTGTAAAGGAAGGCTTCGACCAGAGTAACCATCTCGACCAGAAGCCAGGTGAATACTTCCCAGCGCGCGTCCAATCCTCGCGTTTTTCATGCCGGTCCACATACCTCTTCATGCGCTCAGTGTCCTTGTGAATCGTGTAATCGCTATACCCCTTGGCGCCGAAACGAACTGTTTTTAATTTTTTCCCTTCTTTGTCAAAGAAAATCGCTTGAAATTTCTTGTCCCCACTCTTTAACTTGGTCAATTTTATGGGCATAATAATATATTACAATATTATATTACCATGCTGTTGAGCAAGACAAACGTGATGCTTCTCGCCGCGCTAGTGCTAGTGCTGTTTATCACGTTTCTGGTAACCAAAACGGAAAAGTTCTCCATAAACTGGGCAGATGAAATCAAGCGTGTAAAAGAGTCGCGCGAGTCGGATAAGAAGGCGAGCGGAAGCGGCGTCGTCCAAGTCTTGTCTGGAGAAGCCCCAAGATACGCCTGGAGACAACAAGTGAAGCCGGGACTGTGGATATGCCCAGATGGCACCGTAGACTATGGTACAAATGATGATAAACAATGCCTCGCCAGCTCATATGGCCCGAAGGTCAATGGGAGATGTCCTTATGGAACGGTACCAAACACAAAGGGGCCGTGGGACAGGCAGTGTGTCAAAGGTTACACCACGAGAAAATACATAAACGGAGCTTGGAGATGCTATGGGGGCGCGAGAGACACCGGGGCGGATTGGGGACAAGCTGCAAAGTATGGAAACGACCCCGACACTGACCATATGCAGTGCCTGTTGAAGACGGATGTTATATCAACGACGACGAGGATGTGGGACGGGAAGGGGTGGAGCTGCCCACCTGGAACCGTAGATACTGGGCTGGATTGGAAAGATTGGCCAAATGGCCATAAACAATGTCGGTTAGATCCTAACTTCTAATCCTCGTTTAATTCTCTTTGTCAAACAAATAATCCAGATACTTCACGGTATACGGAAAATCGCGAGGCGGGGAAATAATATCCGAAATAACGAGCTCGTCGTTCATTTGTTCTAACACAATGATGGATATTTGCGTCGCCTGTGCGTAATTCTTCATTTCATCCTCAGCCACGTGTCCAATCAACACATTCCTCAGCGGCTCGTCTTGGTTGAATTCATAGTGAATATCAAGACTCTGACCAACAAAAAGGTTTGCGTACGGCTCGATGAGTTCTTCGGTGAACGTGTCAAACGGGTTGTAAAGCATCCGGTGGTCCACTGCCTGTGCAAAATGAACGGCGGGGGGGAGTTGACGGAAAGAAAACACCGCAGGGCCGTGAATTCCACGGATCGCATGTGGGTGTGGGATTCCTGCAAACTGAGTGTGGTTGGTAGAAGGAGCTACGACAAAGAGTTTGGCCATTTGATCAAATGTATGATTGTGATACAATACACAGTATATTTATATTTCAGTTTGTTGATATGATTGACAATACGATGACCTGGGGACAACATTGAAAATCATCTCAAAGATACCTGCCATAATACCGATAGTATGCCAAGGGCGTATACTTCTCCTTCTTCCGCAACATAAAATACGCTATTCCCATCAGTACCAATAAGGCGACCGTCGCGAGCATTATCGTAGTATTTTTTGTAAACATCGTAGTACATTATGCATATATTTTTTTTATCTCAACCAACAAAATAATATATCCCTTTATATAATGTCATCGCCGAGATACGCGCTTTCACCGGGCCCTGGTATGCCAGAATCCCATCGCATCCCTAAACGTATTATGACGAGAAAAACACCATTGCGCGTCGAGACCATCCCGGATGTACAGGAAACCGCCAGGATGAAAATAGACAAGCCAGGGGTTGGTTTCGACCCTACTCCATACGGAGAAAAGATCGGCGGTGGTGTATATGGCAAAATATACAGATGCCGGGTGACGGAAAATTTCATGAAAGACCTCAAGCGGGGGTTTAACGCCGGTGGTGTAAAGGTCTTCGAGAGTTTCCCCGCGATCGGCTCTTTCGTGATAGTTAAAGTTGTCGCACAAAAAAGGAAAACGACGGTCAAAGAATTCTTAGAAGAGTCTGCGCACGAGAACACGGTGCATTCTAAATTAGCAACCCAACAGTGTAGCTCGTCCGCTCTCGCGTGCATATCAAACTTCGTCCCCGAGTTCTATGTATCGTTCGTTACGAAGCTGGCTAAAACCCACGAATGCATAACTCTCATGGGATCTGCAGGCATGACTACTATCAAGAATGCGAGGAAGGCAGGGGTATCCGCAGAGTTTTACGCGCGTGCCGAGCAAGCTGTATGTGCTCTGTGGCTCGCAGGGTACATCCACGGGGACCTGCACCTCCAAAACATCATGACAGACGACAAAGGCAATGTCAAACTGGTTGACTTTGGGTTCGCCGCAAAAATGCCCGAATCGTTTGTTACGTTTATCTCAAAAGGCGTCAAGCAGATGATTCAAGAAGGCTCCACCAAGAGTTTGGGAGATCTGTGGACTGAAGGGAAAATGAATGGGACGCAAACGGTGGTCGATTATTCCAATCGTCTTATGAAAGGTCGTGATTACGATTGGTACAATCCGGATTACAAATCATTGAGGAGGATTTACAACGACATTCCGCGCGGAGGAACAAAATTACTCCCGGGTATACGTTCTAAGTTATGGGGCATCCCCATGGGCATGCGCGGGTCCCCTCTGGAGAACGGAGAAATCCGCCAGAGCCCCGTGGCCCCCCGTAAACAATGGGTCCCTGCGAATGGTAAGTACTGGGCAGACGAAAACACACCGAGTACATATAAATCACCGTCCCCAAGGCGCATGACCCCCCCGGCTTTACCGCTTCCGAGATTATTGTCTAAAACGCTCCCCGTGTTGCCGAAAACACCACCGCCCAAAAAACTTGCCCCGGCCGATAGACTGAACAAAGTAAACGCCAAAGGCAGGAAAGTTTACAGGAATATCGTTGGCCGCACATACGTAGAACAGAATGGTAAGAAGGTGTACGTGAAGAAGCTGTTCACTCCGAAGAGAAATGCCGTAGTGGCTCCCGTTGTCCCGAAAATCGCCCCCGCGGTTGCCCCGAAAATCGCCCCCGCTTCTCCAGGCAGAAGTCCGATGATAAATACAGAAAAGGTGGACGCGAAGAAGCGCAAGGTATTCCGGAATTCCAAGGGACGCACCTACGTGAAACAAGACGGTAAGAAGGTGTTCGTGAAGAAACTATTCACACCGAAGAGAAATGCAGCAGTGGCCCCCGCACAGGAGGTCGGGTTTAAAATCGCCAAGACGTGGCAGGAAGCATATGATAACGGCGTGCGTGTCGGGCAAAAATTCACCGACGAGGCAGAAATTAAGAAGTACAAAGCTGAAGTTGCTGCTCGCTGGCCACGCATATTGGTCGAGAAGTTTGCCGATGGGTTTTTGGCCGGTAGCACGTGGGGCAAGAACATTGACTTTGATATGAAACCCCCGAAAGCACAGAAAAAAGAACGCCGTGTGACTATTCGCAAACCTAGAACGGAGGCGCAGGCGTTTGCCGATGGTGTGCGTATTGCACAGGCGAAAGACGGGAAAGCCCGGGAATACCAAGATTACGTATATGACCACTGGGACCGTGCCATGGTGGAAAGTTTTGACCGTGGATTAAATGAAGGGTATGGACGTCGTGTGGTGGATAAACCCGAAACACCACCCTCGCCATACAGAAGCCCAGTTGTGGAGATGAGGAGTCCCTCGATAAATACACAAAAGGTGAATGCCAAGAAACGCAAGGTGTTTAGAGACACCAAAGGCCGCACGTTCGTGAAACAAGACGGTAAGAAGGTGTATGTGAAGAAGCTGTTCACTCCCAAATAATAACCTTACTGTGTAATAATTTCTGCCACTATCGCTCGGATATCCTTTTCGACTTGACGAATTTCCGAACGACTCAGAAATTTATGCGGGACTTGCCCGCGTTTAAACTCGTCCAGACCGAAGGGCGTTGACATGTTATCTTTACACCAACAGCTTCCGCGGACATTTTCAAACCCAAAAATGCTGGCATACTCCATAAAGCGCTCGCGTTCTGCACCAGGAGGAGCGTCGTATGTAATCTCTAAAATGCGTTTGACGGGGCCGTGAGTCTTCACCCATTTCGCAGAGCTTTCAGACATTTCAAAATGAGAAATCAAGCGGGAGTAAATATTTGATGTGTCGCCAACGTAAATCTTGTTATTGCTCAACTGCAATACGTATGTGAAGAAGCGGTTGCCGTTTGTGTGGTAGGACGGTCTACCGAGTTTCGCATATTCGTTGGATACGTGGACGTTCGTAAGCGCGGACTCCCGGAGGGCCTCGAGCAAGTTCTCAGGAGGGACATCCTCGAAAGCACTCATCATAAGTGTGACCGATTTATGATATTAATGTTAAACTCTTTTAACGCACCGTGTATTTAATTACGGGGTCAAATAACAATAGTATATCGTCATCGAAGTGCATATATGCTTTGTTTACGGGCTTTTATGTATAATAAATCTTTCGATTTTCACCATGTTCATGTCTGCCCGCCCTCAAATCGAGCCTGGAACTTGCTACTGCGGAACAAGCAAATATCACATTTTTGACTCATTGTCTTCGTGCGATGTATGCCAACAGTGCGGCGTGGTCGTAGACACAGTTTTGGACGACACCCCAGACTATGCATATGGCGATGACGGCTCCAACAACGGGTTTCATGGAATCGAGGGGTATTCGACATACATTGATGACAAAAGCGCGTTGTCAAAGCGGCTGCAGGCGTCTCTCATGACGACCGATGAGAAACTCACGCGCGACAGGAGGGAGGTCGTTACGATTATTTGCGATGCCTTCAAAATCCCGAATGATAACGTCATCTTTGATACAACGATAAGCATTGCGTCGCTGCACCACGACAAGGTTAAACTGTCAGGACGTAAAAAGGTTGCCCTTATCGCAGCAGCGTTTTATTTTTCATGCAAAATTCACCACGCGGCGAGGGACGCGAGGACCATCGCAAATGTGTGCGGCCTGGACATTAAAATTCTGAATTTTGGAATCAAGTCCATTCGCGAGAATCTGTCGGATTCCCAGTATATGTCCACGAGCAACGGCAATACATCTGCAAACCATACGCTGGCGGAACAATTCATAGCAATGCTTGACATTGACAACGCTACGATGAAGACGCTCAGGAAGAACGTGTGGAACATGATTGACACCCTGGTGGACTCTTTTGATTCTGGACGCAAGCCGAGGACTGTCGTATCCGCCATGATCGTTATTTGCATGTTTCAATTGAGCATCAGCTTTGACAAAAAGGAAGTCGCAACAAAATTCGGAGTGTGCTCACAATCCATCGATAGTGCCATACGTTCCCTGAAGAAGGAATACAATTTGCAATTTTAATTAACAATTTAATAAGTATACAATTTCAATAGCATAATGCTGACATTCGAGAACTTTAGTAATAGATGCTGGTTCAATGCAGCAGTTCAGGCAATTCTACACGTCCCCCAGCTTGCAAACCTCCTCCGGGACGATATTTTCCCCCAGATCCTTGTAAAGAAACGCAAGAACTCGTCAGATTTCGCAGTAGAACTATCAAGGATAGCTCAAGAATATTGGAGCACTTTCAAACACGAGAAGGTCGTCAACCTTGATGCGCTTTTTGAGATATTCGTGAAAATTAACAGGAACTTTGGTGGGAAAAAAATGTACGACGCTACTGAGGCATTCTTGGCGATAATCGAAACTTTAGACGGCGCCTTCGTTTCAAAGGAATCCCTTCCTCTTCCAGAAGCCGCCAACCTTGATTCGTGGAATGAGCATATACAGAAGACCAAAAGTTCGTTCCTGTCGGATATTCTTCTGGGTCAGTCTAAAAGGGTGTACAATGGGGAAACGTCCTATGAGCATTTTTCTGCACTGACGATGTCGAAGCCATCTGTGGTAGCGGGAATAGAAGATTACTTGCGCGATGAGGATACTGGCATCACTCGCGAGTTTACTAAGTTACCCTTGATTCTGCCGATTATCTTCCAAAAGTCCGCCGATAAGCAGTTTATTCACTATGAAACTTCGATGACTGTGGGAAATGTCGATTACACTTTGTTTTCTGTCATGTTTCATTCGGGGAACCATTGGGTTACAATGTGTGCGAACGCGGGTACGTGGTATCTGATGGACGATTCTAAGTCCACCATAATTTTTGATCTGAATACGCTGATTCAAAAAGATGCGATGTTTCTTTTGTATAAAAAGAAGTTTTAAAGATTGAAAAGTTCATCAAGTTGAATATTCTCACGGATATTAAGCATCGTCTTCTCGTATGTAAGCATGTCGTTGCTCTGCTTCTTGTCTGTCCTCACGCCAACCACATTCCATACATTGTTCAGAATTTCGCATTCGACGACAATCCCTGCTTGGTAATTTCCAGAAATCTGGCCAATTGCCACGTCCCGCTTGCTTCGAGGGTCGTATACTCCGATAGTTCCATTGTTGTCCATCACGATGAAATCTACCGTGTGGGTGCCGTGCGGTTTCATCTTGTAAAAGTCAAAGTTCCTACCATACACCACCGGATCATCTTTGGGAACCAGGACTACCCCATCAGTGTGATAAATCTTCGATGCCTCTGCGATCTTTGTCTTTGCCGCGTTGGCATCATTGAGCTCGCTCCATGCCTTAAGTCGAAGCTCCACGGGATCCTGTGGATGCATCTTGAAATCCTTCAAACTTCTCCGCATTGCGACCAGCCGAGAGCTCAAGTCCAACTGCGAAACAGTTACCCCGCTGACAACTACCGCATCGAACAATATGAAACACTTTCTCCCTTGCTTGTCCACGGTCAGCTCGCCGTCGAAAATCGTCCCCTGAAAAAGTACGCGGGGAATGGCCTTGAGAGGCACCAAATATGAGGCCATAGATCGATCCACAATCGTGCATACTTTGAACCCGAACAACCTCGTGAACATCATGATGAAACGCACGCCGTCTGTTTTCTCAGCAATCACATACCCTTTGGTCTTCAGCTTCTCAAAATCCTTCCTTTCAATACTAACAGGGTTGGGCCCGGGAAGCCGAGGGACCTTATGATCGTCCATCCCTAGTTCGGTCATTTGTTTTACGATCTCTGTGGCAGATTCTCCCGTGAGACGATGCATTGGAAACTGCTTGCCGTTAATGACAAGGGTCTCCTTGGCGGTTTCGATCTTCTTCACTTGGATATTCATTTTTAGTGAGTATTACAATGTCGCCCGCGTATATAACTATGGGAGTGATGATATGTGGACGTCAGGCCAGTAAATTATTGGGGTTATTGAAGAGGAGATGCATGTATGTTGGTATGATTTGTCGATACAAAGATTATTCGTATCGACAAATGTAAATTACAATATTTAGAATACGAGAGACATACTTGCTGCACCGGAAGTTAATCTTCCGAGAGCCGACAGTTCTTGGTCATCGATTCCAATGACACCGTAGTGCAGGGACAAGAAGACGTCTCCAATGTCGAACCTACCGAGGGCGCAGAACAGATAGCCAATAACACCAAGTACTCTCATCCTGTGCACATTGGATAATGCCGCGAGAACGAAGAACCTCTTGTCGTAACACTGAATTGCGTATGCCGCGGAAAGTTCACCGACCGATGAAATATATTCGCCATTCAAAGCAGATATGCACGATAGTATGAGGAGTGAAAACAAGTGTAAACGCGATGCCGTCATATTATATCATCAGTTATTTTTTTATTTTAGATAATTCCTGCTGATATTTCCTCTTCAAATCGTCGATGACCTTTTGCTTGGAAGCAAGTGCCGCGGCTATTTTTGAGTTGGACTGACCGACTGCCTGCTGGCTGGCTTTCGAACCCGCAAGAACTTTGTTTCCTTCAGCCGCCACTACACCAGTCTTCAGCTGCTCAGCGACTGCAATGTTCAACAAAGCAGACTTATTTCTTAAGAATAACTCATCTGCGGCATCCTCGTCTGCCTCGTTTTTTTTCAATAGATATATCAATGCCGCGAATATTATTCCAACGGTGACGAGAACCATGGCAACCGTGATGATAACCCACTTGGACATTTAATAGTATCAAATATTTTAAATTAAACCTTTCTCATATAAATGTTTTTATGTTCTACTATACTGTCGTTCATGGGCTTCCCGGTTACATCCGTTGTTGCCGTGCAGTAAAGCCCCCATTTATTACTGTATGGAAAACGGGCTTTCGTCGTATCCATATTAACCCCCTTAAAAGCATCTCCGTTTATTGACATCTGATAAAACCCATCCTTGGCAAACTTGACACGAATCACTATAGATACCCACTGCTCTCTGGGAATTGAGATATTTCGTACGGTTTTAATCCCACTTCCAATGCCATTCGGGAAAACGAATAAACTCCCCGTTACAGTGTTACCCCGTATGCCAGTGAGAGACAGAAACGAACCATCGAAGACAGGCTGCATTATATTGCAATAACTCTGAGACGGTACAAAGTTTTTGTCGAGCTTCACAGTAGTTGCAATGTCCCACGTATCGCCATTGGAAATTTTGGCGGGTAACCCAGACACTTCCGCACGAGACTTGTCATGGTACTTCTTGTCCCTTTTTCCTTCGTTCCACTCTAGATTCCTATCACCGTCGTACCAGGCGCCCTTTGTACCACGAGTGTTGAACGGAGACCATGGGTTACCCCGGTGCCGGAGGACAAACTTGAAATGTCTCGGGGCTACCTGCGTGATATTGACGATCTCCGGTGCTGCACCACGGGGAAACACGAGAGAATCGTCAACACCTTTACCCTTATTAAAATCTTTGAGCGTCTCTGCAACTACAGAACCAGGGGGTGGGGTGCCGATATCTGGTTTAGGAGCAGGGGGTTTAGGGGTAGGTGGAGCAGGTTTAGGAGCGGGAGGTTTGGGTGCGGGAGGTTTGGGTGCGGGAGGTTTGGGTGCGGGAGGTTTAGGCGCGGGAGGTTTGGGTGCGGGAGGTTTAGGCGCAGGAGGCTTTGGCGCGGGAGGTTTTGGGGTAGGTGGGGGAGGCTTTGAAGCCGTGTATCTGTCTTCCAATAATTTCTGAGATTGGGGGCCGAAGCCGGTGTATTTTTCTTGAAGTTTTTGCACCGCAGCCGCAGGCGTTTTTCCACCATCTCTCTCTTTCTTATATAATTGATATGCCTCATCCGTGTGATCGCCGAATGCTTTTTTGGTGTTGATAGGGGGCAATGGCCACGAACATGATTTCAGACTGGAGTTCCATACCAAGCCAGATGGACAGGGCATTTTCGCCGTCCCATTATAGAAGAATGCATCTCCATCCTTTCCCCACAGATCATCTTGTTGAGGGCGAACGGGAGCAATGTTATTGTTTGGAAGTGTTGGGAATAGTTTATCCTCGTCGTTGACAGTGCCAGTGGGGAAAGCCATTATATATCAGCCAAATATATATTAATTGTCATGTTTTTTGCCACACATCATACATTTACCCGTGGACATCATTTCGTACATCTTCACCGTAAATATCAAGATCAGTGTTAATAGGACGATCGTCACTAATGTTGCTGGGAATACCCAACTTGGGACAGGACCGCGGGAACCAACTATATTCATATTCTGGTATAAGGGGCGCAAAGCATTTTCTAATATGACTCTGTTCATGCTATTATATGTAATCAAATACTATTTTTTGATCATTACATATTATATATCACATGCTTCGTATCGACAAACCGTATTTACAACGAACATCAAATGTTCACGGTGTCAGTAGGAATCCAAAATTTTCTCCAGCCTGTATACTGAAATTTGCGTTTCAGCAGAAAGGTCTGAAATGATTTTATCTCTGAGATGAAATTTAATCCACGATTTTGTGGGACGGCGCATATTCACAATCGCAATACGGGTATTAAAATGTTCTACAAGGAGCGTCATCGCCAAAATCGCGAACATATCACACGTGTCATATTCGCATTCTGTTATAATATACACACCATCACGTGGCTTAATTTTCAAAATCACTGTAAGTTGACGGTCACAAAAATGAAGTGTCACTATTCTCCCCGTACCATATATCCTAACGTGTCCTGAGAAGTTCAGGAGATGGCACATCGTCGGGGGGTAATACGTGTATTGTCCCTTGGTGTTTATAGCATGGACCAAGTAATCGCTAACTATGACAGCCACTCTATGTGCTGCTTTTCTCATCTCGTCTGCGTTTCTGAGACCGCAATATTTTACATAAATATTCCGAACTACATCGGGCGATAGATAAAGATCCATATCCATTTCTAATATTTTTTTGGCCGCCGCCGGTTTCAAGTCGTTTGCCTTGTTAGATTTACACGAACAAACTCATACTAGTCGTCCACTTGTAATCGTACGCAGTTTTTTGTTCACCGCGAGCACATCTACGTATAGCCGTACCACATTTCTTGTTTAGATAGTTCGCCGCTTCTCCACTCGAACCAAAAAAAGCAACGATGACTCCGTCTAGAGTATACTGGTATACTGTTTTAGAATTATGATTTTTATCACCTCGACGTGCGTCGCTCATCCTTTGTTTCGTCTCGACAGTGTGAGTTATTCCCATATGTGCTTCACTAAGCTTACGTTTCGTTTCCTCACCCAGAGGTTTCCCATACATGTGACTTTTCTCTCCTCTATGTGCTTCGCTAAGCTTACTTTTCGTTTCCTCTGTATGAGTTTTTCCCATATGTGCTTCACTAATCCTACGCTTTGTTTCTAAGCTCTTTGGTTTCCCATACATATGACTTTTCTCCCCTCGATGTGATTCACTCATTTTTTTCTTAGTTTCGTCGCTCAGTTTGCCATTACCACCCCCTTCTCTAAGATTGTAACCACCAGGGGTCAGGGTCCCGAGAACTTCTATCATCAATTCCTCGTGTTTGTTCAAGTCATCATCCGGACATTCGTACCATTCTTTATCAATTTTATCCCACCCATATTTTTGGATAGCTTTATAAATCAACACACACCCACTACATCGTTGATGTTCTCCAAAACGTTCGTCTATGGTGCGAAACGTTTGCCCGATGTAACTCTTTCCCGATGGCGATGTGAGCATGTAAATATATCCCATTTTTGTGATTTCTTACACGATTATTTATTAAATTATATTGTTTTGATTATATATAATGGGCTCGTCGTTTTTACTTTTCTTGTTATTTGCGGGCATCATCATGGTGGTAACGAACTCGTTAACCTACGACCGCCCTAGAGAGATCCAGTACAGATACTTACCTAGGGATCTTGACACATACATCAGAACTGAGGAGTTCCCATCCGCGTTATTCGGCTCAATGTGGGATGTAGATATCCGACGTGGCGGAGATGGCGGACCCAATCCTCCTGGAGTATATATTCGCCAGTCGAATTAAATCAATTTAATATATATTTGAACGTTGTAATGTATATTGTTATTCAATGATACTCGCCAACGAGGTCGCTGGACATGACGAAGCACTTTTGTTTGTCACGCGCCAAAGAAAAAAAGAATCGCGAAAAGACGGGGCCATCGCGAAGGACGTAGAGGAAACACATATGCCATTTTCACAGTACAAAGACACGTGGGAACCCGAGTTTTCATCCCGTGTGTGGGTGTATAATATGCCTTGTAAAGGCGATGCCGTATACAGAGTATCGGTCACGGCAGGGGGGGTTCGAACGGTCGATTTAACTTTTCGAGGTCAATCTTTATATTCATACAGCACTGATTGTGTAGTTGAGCGCGAAACAACCGTTACATCAACTGTGTGTATTTCCACAGTACACATGTATCCGGGGAATGTCCGTCTCGAGATAGTGTCGGATTCAGAACCTCGTGTTACAGCAATACATGTATATTACTGTGAAGAATATCGTCACAAGGAGAAGGAAGCATGTAATGCATATAATCCAGTGGCAACACAGTTTGACTCGGTCATGCAGATGATGAAGCAATAACCGTCATTTGACCCCGGTAGTTTCATATCAACACGCTGATGTATAAAAGCAGTCTCAACATCAGTATTGTATCTCTTCTCACCACTCCCCACTCCTCATAGTATACACACAAACAAAGAACCCCCAAAGCCCCCTACTAACAACTTAATAACCCTCAACACAACCAAAACAACTACTTCCACAATGGCTCCTATTTACACCGCTAAGACTTTCGATGCCTCTGCCATCCACTTCGGTCCCGTCGAGAAGAACAAGATGGGCGGCAAGTTCATCCCTCTGACCAACGAGCACGGTACCAAGACCAAGGTCACCCTGCAGTTCCCCACCATGCACCTGCCATTCGGTCTGTCAGGTTACCGCGAGAAGCCAGAGGATGAGCCTACCTCTTACAGCGCCGATCTGTCTTTCCGCGGGCTTGATGAGAACCAGAACGTCAAGACCATCCTTGACAAGATGAATGCGCTCGACAAGCACCTGATTGACGCTGCCCATGCAAACTCTGTGGCTTGGTTCGGCAAGCAGAAGTCCCGTGAGCTCCTCGAGGATACTTACCGCAAGCTCACTAAGGTTGATGCATCTGGCAAGTATGCCCCCATGCTCAAGGCCAAGATTGTGATGTTGGGCGACAAGCCAAATGTACAAATCTTCGACACTGACAAGTCCCCGATTGGCATCGAGGATGTCCCTCGCGGTTCTTCTGTCAAGGTGATTGCCGAGATCGCAAGTGTCTGGCAGGTGGGGGCAGGCACTCTCTGGGGTGTGACTTGGCGCGCGGTCCAAATCCTGGTGGTGGAGAAGCCCAACAAGCTGTCCGAGTTTGCCTTCGTGGACGATGGTGATGAGAAGACCTCCGATGATACTGCCGAAGACACTGCCGACGAGGCCGAAACCAAGAGCACCGATGAGATGTACGACAAGTTCATGTGATTTTAAACCACAACAATGATGTAAAATCTTGATTAAACACCCACACAGACAGACACTCAGGCTTACAGGAATACAATTGGTTTATTATCGGCGGTAATTTTATCAATATGCATACTATTTTTTTATATGGTCGCACAATACCATGTCGATATGAGATTCTCATGATTGTCGTTTGTCCCGTGACAGTATCATATCAACACACCAATGTATAAAACCAGGGGGCGGATACAGTAATGTATCTTCTCACCACCTCCCCCACTCCTCATAAGATACAAACAAACAAAGAACCCCCAAAGCCCCCAATTAACAATTTAATAACCCTCGACACAACCAAAACAACTACTTTCACAATGGCTCCTATTTACACCGCTAAGACCTTCGAGCCCGCCTCTATTTTCTTTGGCCCCGTTGAGAAGAACAAGATGGGTGGCAAGTTCATCCCCATTGTTGACAAGAACGGTACCAAGACCAAGGTCGTTCTGCAGTTCCCTGCGATGCACCTGCCCTTCGGCATCTCTGCTTATCGCGACCGTCCCGAGAATGAGCCCATGTCTTACAGCGTGGACCTGTCTTTCCGCGGATACGAGAGCAACGAGAACACCCTGCTTCTTTTCAACAAGCTCACTGAGTTTGACCACTACCTGATCGACGCCGCATACACTAACTCTGTGGCTTGGTTCGGCAAGCAGAAGTCTCGCGAGCTCCTCGAGGACACCTATCGCAAGCTGACAAAGGTGGACCCCTCTGGTAAGTTTGCTCCTATGACCAAGGCCAAGATTGCCCTCATGAATGGCAAGCCCAATGTGCAGGTATTTGACACCGACAAGAGCAACATTTCCGTGGATGACGTTCCTCGCGGGGCCACCGTCAAAGTGATTGCCGAGGCCGCGAGCGTGTGGTTCATCGGCGCTGGCACAAGCTGGGGTGTGACTTTCCGGGCTCTTCAGCTGCTGGTGACCGAGAAGCCCAACAAGCTGTCAGAGTTTGCATTTGTCGCTGAGGATGGAGAGGAAGAGGCCCCAACTGAGATGATGTTTGACAGCGAGTAATTACGACAAATTAATTTGAAAAATATATTATCAAATGTAAATGAATAGCAGAACAACCACTCACGTCGTATCAATAGAAAGTTCAAGCAGAAATGAGACAGCCTATCCATCCGCTGGGCAGTACCAGGTGGATCTACCACAGAGATACAGGAATATTTGGAGTGCTCAACTTCTGAACATCGTTATTCCTGAATTGACACCTCGTCAGAGAGTCATTTGTTTGAAAATAGACAAACTGAATTCGATAGATTCTACAGCTTCGACCGGTGGTGTAAATTTTTGCTTCGCCAAGATACCTTTGTTGACGCCAATAAGTAATGTATATTACGCAGACGCGATGACACTCTTTTTCCCAACTATCCCGTTACAGAACCCGATTGCAACTATGGATAGACTGTCAATATCCTTGACGGATTTGAATGGCAATGTGTTGAACATTGGGAATGCTAACAACCATACCATGACGGTTCAGTTCAATTGCGGCGATTACATCAGCAATGGGGGCGGATCTACGATCACACAAAATGGAAGGATTCTTGGCGGAAGTCGGTGATGGATAGTGTTTTTTAATTAAAAATAATATTGGTAAATAATAAATGCCTGTAACCAAGCATTACATAAATATAGACTCTGCGGACAGAAATACGGCAGCATACCCTACCCCGTCGAGTTATCAAATTACTCTACCTTCTAGGTACAGGAATATATGGGAAGCAAGACTGGTAAACATAGGTATTCCAGAATTCACCCCCCCTCGGAGAAATGTATTCCTTAAAATCGACACGTTGAACCAAATAGATGGGACTTCAAATTCCAGCGGTGTTAATTTCTGCTTTGCAAAACTTCCTTTGAGTACAATACAATCTAATGTTTTTTATGTAGATTCGATGACTCAAAGTCTCCCACCGATTATTTTACAGAACCCAATTGCAAGCATGGACAAACTAAACATATCCATCACAGATTCGCGTGGGAATATTATTTCTATTCTCGCAGGAAATGACTATTCGATGCAGTTAGAATTGGTATGTGGTGATTACATAAACAACGGCGGAGGTTCTACGCTCACCGCACATGGTCGCATTCTTGGCGGGTCTAGATAGGACCTCGGTGGTGAAAGCTGTGATGTTATTTGACCCTGGGTTATAGATTTACTTATAAATAATTGGTGACGTTTTTTCAATGTAAAATTTATTATATTGAAAAGATATGAATACCGTAATTCGCCCCGGGTACTATGTTTACGAGCGCTCTTTCCATGAAAAACTCACCCCTTCCCATCTTAAGAACGGCGGTACCTCAATGGCGCCTCTTCGGTTTGAGAAGAAGTCTGCCATGGAAATCTCTAAAATTCTAAACATAAGCATGGCGGTGAATGGGAGGTTTGTAGGAGCACTTGAGATGCGCGACGATGATATCATAGTTTCTGAAGACATAAAGAAGTATACGGAGGATGATATGGTGGCGATCGATTTCGAATACTTTGGGATCATGTCAATAGACGAATAACTTAACACTTTGTAACGGTGTAATGGTATACTCTTTCAAAAATGAAGCAAAACAAGGCAATCGAGCAAGAGAAAGAGAACAAGTACGTTCACGAGGAAGAAGAGATCGAGGAATACTCAGTAGTCGAAGATGATCCGGAAGTGTGGTTCGACTACATGTCAGAGGAAATCGCGACCGCGTATCACGTGCTACAAGATTTCATCGCGTCTCAAGGACTTCCTCTTCTGGACAACTGCCAGTTCCCAGATTTCGTAGAGTTTTGCTATCAATTCTCATCTGGTCGTAAGCCGGCATGTTAATTAATCATCAAATTGGATTTGAAATTTACACTCTAAACTTTTTTTAAGCTTGGGAGTCAGTTCTACCAGTTGGCCGCTTATCCAAATGGTATCACATCCTTTGTTATTGGGGAATCTGCAACGAAGTCCCGATTTATTCTTGGTTCCAAAGAATGGAAACTTCTTATCAAACGCGGGGTCTTGTGCGATGGACGAGTAGTATATTTTCATGAAATCATTTGGCGCGTTATAATCACTGAACCCTTCGCGTTTCCTTGTAATAAACACAGCCACACCAATTACGACGGCGAGAATCAGGGCAATTATCGAGTAGTAGTGCATTTTAATGTAATCAAATATTATTTTTCGATATGTTAATTAATATTATAAAAATATATTATATTACAATAGTATAAACATGTCGTCCGAAGAAATTATTAGAAGCGTCGGCGGCCCATTCCCGATGAACGCTACCTTGCGCAACGTCTTTGAGACAGATCGTTATTCCCCCCTAGATTCTGGAGAACTCCGCTTGGCTCCAAGTTCCAACTCTGTAGACCCCAAGGCCAAGAGATGCTTCACCGAGGCCGAACTGGCCCAGAAATGCCCGACTCTGCTGTTCGAGAGGAA